TGCGGCCGCGCCGCACCCGGCCACGCATCTTCGCCTTGGAGGCTCGCTCAGCTAGCCCGCCACGCTGGGGGAGGAACTCCTCGGTGCTGGATGCGACCACCGCTCTCAGCGGCTCCACGATCATCCGCATCCTGCGGGTGATCTGTCGCCGCATCTTCGGCGACGCCTGATCCATGAGCCGGGCGAATTTGCGCAGCTCGTGGTCCGGGTCGATATCCAGGTCCATTGCGCGCTCCCGGCACGAGGGCCGCCGCCAGGCCGAAACCTGGCGGCGGGTGCGGTTACGACGTGAGGTACTGGATGCCGTTCTGCGAAGCGTTCGCGAACTCAGCGGTGATCATCGACGGCTCACCGATTTCCCCGTCCAGCGGGTTGTAGGTGAACAACAACGCCGACATGGTGATGCCGGGGTTGGTCGCCGACCGGCCTGCGGAGGTCGCGCGAATCTCCACTGTGACCGGCGTGTTGGAGCTGATCAACGGCTGGAGCGTCTGGTGCACCGACGAGTTGGCGAAGTCCTGGAAGAACCGGATGGTCATCTTGCAGTCGCCGAGCCCCTTCCCGTACTCACGGTTAGCGGCACCGAACCCGGTGAAGTCCTTCTGTTCGCGCGAGTCCTCAACCTGCACCTGGTTGCCGTGGTCGGACAGCACGACACCGTTGACGCTGACATAGGCGTCGACAAGGGTGAACTTTGCCATGGCGGGCTAGCCCTTCTTCCTGGTTGACGTTGCGGGCTTGGCGCCCTTCTCCTCGGCTTTCGCCGATGTCTCGATGCGCTTGAGGTGGCCCCCGCCGACGAGCGCGGACTCGACCTCTTTCCTCAGCGCTAGGGTGACGACCTCACCCGGCCGGCCGCCCTCGTAGTTGGAGGAGCACACCTGGTAGGGCCGGGGGTTGATCGCCAGCAGTCCGTTGCCGAGCGCGTCAGCTTCCTCGACGGCGGACAGTTCCAGCTCAAGAAGGTCGCCGTCCCCGTACAGGTGGCGCCCCAGATCGTTGAGCGGGCGGTAGTAGTTAGCCATGAGTGACCTCATCCCAACGCGAACAGCTTGTAGGTGACGCTCGTGGTCTGTGAGTGGGTTACGGTGACCAGCCCGTTCGACGCGCACTGTTCGGGCCGGATGTAGAAGACCTTCGACTGGCCGGCCGACACGGTCGCCGTCGGGGCGCTGCCGAGCGTGTTCCCGGCTGGGGTGGACCCGGCGTCGGAGATACCGACCGTGTCGGTGGAGCCGCTGCCGTTGATGATTTCCAGCAGGGCGCCGCGCGTGCCCAGCTGGGCGCGCGAGATCGTGTCGGAGGACGCCACGTTCGCGGGGGCGGCGACCACCCCGCCGATCGTGGGCGTCACAGCTGTGAGCGCAGCCATGGGCTAGTCCTTTCCTGATGTGCGGACGACCAGGCGCAATTTGGCGCCGAGGTACTGGATGCTGTTGAACTCGTAGGTGGCCCCGTAGCCGGTCACCCCGGTGATGAGGGCGAACGTTTCGTCCAGCCCCAGGTCGCGGTTGTTCCAGATGTGTTCGCGGATCGACTTGGGGCCGAACCCGTTCACGTACTGGTCCAGCAGGTCTTGCGCGGACAGCAGCTCTTGGCGGGACACCACGACGACGATGTCGAAATGCCACTCGTCCTCGCCGCGACCGAACGCCTTGTCGAACTCGGCGTCAGCTGGGGTGATGAGCGCGGCCGGCGGGTTGATCTGCTCTTGGACTTGGGGGTGGGCGGCGAGACCGTCGATCTGGCTGAGGGTGTCAACCACGGCGGTGCGGATCGCCGACAAGCTGGCCATCTACGCCACCAGCGCCGCGTGCTTCTTGTAGGGGGCGGCGTAGGACTTCAACATGGGGTCCTCTCGCATGCGGACGACTCCGAACTCGCCGAACCCGGCCACGCCACCGAAGGCGTCTTTCGATTTGAACGTTTCCTTCGCCAGCATCAACGCGGCCATCTGGATAGCGCGCGGAACGGTCGGCCACCCCCAGACGCCGGTGATTTCGACGGTGTCGTACTTGTCGGGGCACGGGAACGACCCGTTCACCGCCCGCACCCTCGTGATGGGTTGCTCTTCGGGGCCGGACCGGTTGGTGGGCTCCAACAGGTAGTCGCTGGCGCTCCATATCGTCGGGAACGTGCCGTCGCTACCGGTGGCCAGCTGGGTGACCGACACGATGTCGTTGAAGTCCGGCAGTTTCAACAGCGAGCCCGATTCGGGCTTGAACGTGCGCGCCTCCACCTGGGAGCGGTAGAACACGCGCTTCGTGTACTGCTCCACCGCCCTGGACGCGGCGAAACACGCCTGATGCACCTCCAGGTCGCTGCGCCGGTCGTCACCCAAACCCAACGCGGAACGGAGCATCGCCACCGTGCAATACAGGTGCCCTAGGTCGGACTCGAACACCTGCCACGTGCCGACCTCGACGTCTTGGGCGGTGCCGGTGCCGACCCACTCGTAGGTCCACGTCCCCGCCTCGTCGCACACGATGTCTTTCGTGTACGTCCCCACGCTGGGGTGGAGCGCGTCGGTGTAGGTGTTGGTGACCCCGGTGGGGCTGGTGATCGTCAAAGACACCGAGGTTGGGTCGGTCGGGGTGTCGTTCACCTTGAACACGTTGATCAGCGTCGCCAGTTCCGACGCTGACTGGTAGAAGACGTTCGGCACCCCGACCCTCCCTCACTCGGCTTTCTTCGGGGCCGACTTGTTGGCCTGCGGCTTGCGCGCCTTGTTCGCGGGCTTCTCCACCTGCTTCACCTCGGCGAGCACCGATTCCGGCAGCTCGTCGTGGTCGGTGTAGGCGAGAAACGCCGCATCCGGGTGACCCTCGGCCACATGCCGGCCATCAGCGGTGCGGTAGACCCTCACTTGTAGAACACCACCACGCGGAACTTGCCAGCGGTGAGCGCGGCGGTGGCCACAGTCATGACCACGCTGCGGGCCTGGCTCGTCTTGATGGCGGTGCTGCCGGTGCTGTCCACGTTGAGGTCTTTGCGACCAGCGGTCAGACCGGCCTGGGCGGTGGCGGTCAACAGATCGCCAGCGGCCTCGACGGTGAGCGCAACGGTGCCGGTGGCCGACAGGACCGACGTTTCCACGTCGAGGTAGCCACCAACCACCACCGCACCCGCAGGAAGCAGGTTCCCCATCGAGTCGCCCGGACGCAGCGTCTTGTTGCCCTGGGCGCCGCCGTCGACCGCGAAGTCGTACACGGCCTCCAGCGTCTTCAGACGCGAGGTGCCTTCGATCATGGGCATGGTGAATCTCCTTTAGGTCGTGGAAGGACGGCGGGGACGCCTGGGCGTCCCCGCCGTCATCCGTTCGATCAGGCCACGCCCGTGATGGAGCAGAAGGCGGCCGGCCGGTACCACAGGAGGGCGGCCCTCATGTCGGCGCGGATGGCCAGCTTGCCCTTGACGAAGTAGTCGTCGTGCGAGTCGCTGACCTTCACCTCAAGGCCCTGGCGGACCGCCAACTCGGAGAAGTTGGCGAAGTCACCGACGATCGCGGTGCCCTGCGCGAGAACATCGCCCTGGGTGACCTGCAGACCCCAGATGCGCTCCGGGCCGGCCTCGCTTGGGTTGCCCCAAATGTAGAGACCGTCGGCGGTGCGCAGCAGGCGAACGATCTGCCAGTCGAACGGGTTGAAGATGACCGCGTTCGGCATGGCGCGACCGGTGACGCGAACCTTCACCATCGCCTTGTACACGGCGTCCGGGATCGGGTCCGTGCCCTTGGCCTGGGTCTGGATGCCCACCACGTTCAGCAGACCCCGCAGGTTCGGCGCGGTGCCGTTACCGCTGAGGATCTGCGAGTCCAACCGCTGACGCAGCAGGAACGGCAGCCGCCGGTTGAGGTAGCCCTCGGCCTGCGGTTCGTCAGCCAGCTGCTCGTCGGTCACCGGGATGAACGTGGTGATCTTCCGAACGGTGCTGGACTGCTCGGTCAGGGCGAGCGCCGACTCGGGATAGGCGCCACCCTCATCCGTTTCAGCGGCGTTGTTGGTGACCGTGGTTTCCTCCATGTACACCACGGCCGCCTGGCCGGTGACGGTCTGGGGGATGATGTCGGTCACCTGGACGGGACGCACAGCCTCGTCCACCAGCCGACCGGTGCGGCGCGACTCCGGCGCCCAACCGGCACTGGTTTCGAACAGCGCCTTCATGTCGACATCCAGCGTGGCGGACTGGAACGCGTTGCGCTCGCGGTACGCCTTGGACTTGACGAACAGCTCACCGACGCTCTTGACGCGCTGCTCGCCGGTGGCCGGGGCGCCCGGCGCCGAACCGGACTCGCCACCACGCGCGGCAGCCTCGGAACGCAGACCGGCGACGCGGATACGCTCCGCCGCCTTCTGCACCTCGGACAGCTCGTCGCGCTGCTTACCCAGGTCGGTCAGTTCGTCGTTCAACTGGCGGATCTGCTCGGCCTTCGCCATGGTGTCGCCCGAGATGCTCTTCACC